TATGATTAAAGTACAGCAAATGAGTAGCCCAAAGAGTCATAACCCTGTTGCGAATCAGTTTATTATTACCACTGAGGATGGTCGATACTTTCAGTCATACAACAGTATTATTGCGTTTGTTCCTAAAAAGGTAAGTTTGTACGATGAAACATGCGAACAGCCGATAGATACTAGAATACAACTTGACAAGCATTACTGGGATTATAGTCGTACAACAGGTAAGTATCGCAATAAGTTTTTGGGAGAGAACACGGCAGAGACACGCAAGAAGATTAATAGTGGTGAGTACGTTCTAACTAACCTAAATTCAAATGATTAATCAAATAGTGAAACTCAATGACGCACAAAAAGAGTCATTAGTCAAATCAATAAGTAGTGAATTAAAAAAGAGATGTTTTTTTGCCAAGATTGAATTACTAGATGTCAAAGACAGAAAAGGCAACGATTGCCTAGACTTGACAAGTGAAGTATTTTATACTGTGCCTAATTTGCACGGCGATTGCCAGATTTCAGATTTTGGGGGTACTATTGATTATGACACACCAAACGAATCAAATCAAGAGTACAAAGTCATTAATGTATTCATACGTGTGCATGTTGCATACCAGGGGAATTGTACAGGTATATTTAGCTATTCAGGATACTTCACGCCGTTATCTTATACACCGGGTGAGTATCGTGGAGAAATTACTATTAAAGAAGTATATTAATATATGGCAAATACAAAAAGAATCAAGGTAGGTGATAAAGTAAAGGTTGTTGATGTTGGTGGTGGGAACTGTGGTTTGATTAAAGTTGGCATGATTGGAAAGGTTACTGAAACAGACAATTCTGGTGTGCCATACAAGGTATTTTTTGAGGAGACTGGCGAAGATAATTGGCTTTGTGCTCAAAATGTAGTACTATGTACTGAATGGGTGCAAGGTGATATTTTAATTGATGATAATGGAAACAAAACAAAAATCCTTGCTGTATGTGGTGAGGTTTACTTTATATCACAGACAAATGACCATACACGTACATTATCATTCTATACAAAAGCGGAGCTTGACGAACGTTGGAAGAAAGAAGGTGACATAGTAGAGGAAGCTGTTGAGGAGTTGACAATGGAGGAAGTATGTGAACGATTGGGTAAGACTATCAAAATCAAGAAGGCATAGACAAAACTAAATACTGTGTGGTAATAAGCCTAGTCTTTAGATTAGGCTTTTTGCTTATGTTATGGTATAATATATTTATATGGAAACTATACCAACAGTCAAGGATATCGCTTTAGCTGTAGACGCAGAGAATAAAAGTGAAAGCGGGCTCACACCAAAGCAAGAGCTATTTTGTAAGTATTACACTACTTTAGGTGATACGCTTTTCAATGGCAGGTTATCGTATGCGAAAGCGTATGGATATGATTTTGCGACCGCAAGTGAGCAGAGAGCAACGGAGATTGTTATCATAGACGGTAAAGAAGTATCACAAGAGATTGTAGGCTCTAGTGAACGTGAGAAGATGGAGAATTATTGTACGGTGGGAGGTTCAAGGTTGACAGTATGGAATGATAATGTTATAGCGAGAATACATGAGTTGACACTTGCAAATTTTAATGATGATACGATGGCTGATAAGAGGTTAGAGGAAATCATAGCAAAGGGAAAAGACACAGACGCTATTCAAGCTATCAAGCACCGTAACGATTTGAAGCAACGTATAACTAAGAAGCTAGACGTCACAACGGGAGGACGTCCACTAGCCGGTGTATCAGATGAAGACCTACGCAAGATGATTGAAGACTAAAAACTTTTGACATTTTGACCTATCTATGTAACTATGTGTAGATACTAAAAGACCACACTATTGACGTGTGGCTCTTTTTATGTCTATTGACTTATATATTAAAAATGGTATTACGAGAATGACAGAGCAACAAAAAAACACACCTGTACGGGGTGTGCTTTATGTTTTCGTACGTCATGCGTACATGAAATCAAAGCTACTATTTTCTCCAATCAGTCTCACATGCAACTAGAAAACGTTCAGAGTCAAAACGTGGATTGACTTCTTTCAATTCGTCCGCAAATCTATAACCTAGGACATCTATTACTGCAATTATTGCAATTGTCTCAGCTTCATTTTTTCCATGATATTTACGTGCGTCTTTCAATACACGTGCTATAAGCTCAAAGTCTTTTTTAGTCATATTAGAGGAAGCAAGCTATCCAGAATACGACTATAAAGGCAATAAGAGTTAACACAGATACAACACCGTCAAGCAATCCACGTTTGTACGCTTCGCTTCGCATTGTCTCCAAATCCTCTTGTGTGTAAATCATTTGATTGTGAAAGAGCCGTACACTTCTTTATTGTGTCGTCAACTAATGGGTGGCGACTACACATATTATACGTCAAGCTGTTATAACAAAGTACAATAAATGTGGGGATAACTCAAATTCTAGACTTTCTTAAAGTCAATACTTTTTATGTGGATACAATAGAGAGGGTAATATGTAAAGGGCATATGACATGTGGGAAGTCAAGTGGATTAGGTGTTACAACATATCCCCCCCCCTCCTGTCAAGGGCGTGTTGGTGAGGCGTGTGGCGGGGGTCTCTCCTCACATTCCGACCTACAAAATAGAAATCCTATTAAAACACGTTATTACAAAATGTCAAATCCTATTATTTCAGTCTCACCTGTTTCAGTATTTACTTCTACTTCAACCTGAACTTCATATAAAGCATATTTAAACTTTTCCATTGCCTCATCAGATAAGCCTAGTTCTTTACCAATTTCATAATTGGAATCCTTATCACTGTTAAGATACATGTATATTGTTTTTTTCATACTATTTTATATTACTATTCTTACGGTGCGTTTATGTTACTTATGTTTATTACGAAAGATTGAGTTGTTACAGCCCCCCTACCCCCCATAAGTTTAATGAGTAGTGTAGAAGAATTGTAGCGACTCAACCCTTGTAATAATAAATATTACGATGAGTATCGGTGTCTATTTTAGGCGACACACCACAACGGTTACAGTTATGCTTAAAGTCCTACTGTTAAACCCCCCAGGACTATAGAAACAAAAATCCCCCAACAAGTAGTTGCTGGAGGTTCAAGACCTTCCCTTTCGGGAAAAACTTGTGGAGGAATTTTTATATACCTTGAACCTATTTCAGCACAATCATTATAGCATATCTTTTGTAGAACACCTAATCTTATACTAAGACAGTTAATCTTGGACTTTTATAAAAAGTATGGTATACTTGTATTAGATGGTAACGGAAACTACTGAAATACTCAATAAGAAAGAGGAGGCAAGAAAAGAAATAGCAAAAAGGGAACTAGCAAGACGCCACTTGATAGATTTTGTTAAGTATCGTTTTGAAGATTATAAGGTTAACTGGCATCACAAATTACTTGCGGAAAAACTTGAAAAAGTGGAAAGTGGAGAGATTAAACGTCTTATGGTCTTTATGCCTCCACGTCATGGAAAATCAGAACTTGCTTCGATTAATTTTCCAGCCTGGGTTATGGGAAAAGATAAAAATAAGTCTATTATGGCTTGTTCATATAACGCTTCCCTTGCTGTAAGTTTCGGACGTAAAGTTCGTAACATAGTTGATACTGCTGAATATCAAACCCTTTTTAATACTCGTCTTGCTGAAGACTCACAGGCTAAAGGAACATGGTCAACCAATGGACGTGGTGAGTATAACGCTCTTGGTGTAGGGGGTTCTGCAACAGGTAAAGGTGCTGACATCCTACTGATTGACGACCCTATTAAAAACCGTGAGGAAGCTGATTCTGAAATTGTTAATGAATCTACTTGGGACTGGTACAAATCAACTGCTCGTACCCGATTGTCTCCTAATGGAGCTATAATCGTTATTATGACACGCTGGAAGGATAATGACCTTGCTGGACGTATTCTTGCTGAATCAAAACCTGGTGAATGGGAAATCATTCAACTTCCCGCAATCGCTGAAGAAGATGAACTTTATCGTAAAGAAGGTGAGCCTCTTTGGGCTAACCATTTCACTTTAGAGATGATGGAACAGACTAAAGCTGATATTGGTTCATATGAATTTAATTCACAATATCAACAGAATCCTGTCAATAAGGAGACTCAGGTTTTCAAAGAGGAACTATTCAGATATGTAGAAATGGAGGAGGTTTCCAAAATGCTCACAACATGTTGGATTACGATTGACTCTGCTCTATCAAAGAAAAAGAACTCTGACTTTACTGGAATCACGATTAACTGGGTTGATTCTGATAATAGATGGTATTTTAAATCTTACCGTGTCAAAGTTGGTCCTACTGAGCTAATAGACCTAATTTTCGACCTACACAAGGTATATAAACCAGCTGGTATTGGATTGGAAGAAACCACAATGACCCAAGCGATTGACCCATTCCTCAAAGTGGCAATGGCACAAAAGAATATCTTTCCAAATGTCGTACCACTTAAACACGGAGGTGTCAACAAGCAGACTCGTATTCGTGGACTTCTACCTCGTTATGAAAATGGTTACATTTACCACATTAAAGGAATGTGTAAAGACCTTGAAAAGGAACTTTTGCGTTTTCCTGCATCTTCACATGATGATACTATGGATTCTGCTGCGTATCAGATACAAATTGCTGAAGCAAGTGATGAATCTTTCGACCAAGATGAGTTTGAAGCGATGGAATTAGGAGAAAAAGACAAACAATCTGAAATTTTTCCTGATATTTGGTCTTAAATTAATAAAAAGTTAGGTTCTTTACAGAAACTATGTTATAATTACACCACAAATGTCAACTACTATCAACAAAGCGACTCGTGACGCCATTGCAAAGCAGTGTTTGGAGGAAATTTCCTTCGCACGCAACTCACGTCAATTAAAAGTTAAGAATTGGTGGAAGAATGAAGACCTTTATTACTCAAAAAAGGTTGTTCTTGATTCTAATAGTGAACGTGCAAATGTAAATTTGAATGAAGCACAGTCTTTTGTTCAAACATTCTTGTCAAAAATTAATTCACCATTTAACTTTAAATATGTAAAGGGTGATGAGGCAGACTTAGAGGCAGCAAAGATTGCAAATGCACTTAAAGATAAAGACCAGAAGTTCGGAAAGTGGAACTTTAAAGCAATGATTGCTCGTGTGCAATTGATTATTTATGGACGTTATATCTTTGAATACCATGCTGATTCTGTAAAAGGCTATCGTTCACACCTCACACCAGTAGATGTATATCAATTTCTTATTGACCCATCTTGTGGTGGGTTAGACATAGAACAGGCTTTCTATCTTGGACGTGGTGGAATTGTAAAAAATAAAAAAGAACTTAAAGAAGGAATTAAATCTGGTAAGTACTTAAAGACAGAAACAAATGAACTTATTTCTGGTACTGGTAATTACGCATCTGAAACTCCAGAAGATGTTAACTCTAGTAATCGATGGACTGCATTACTTTCACAACAAAAGCTCCTCCAACGTGATGACGAGTGGAAATTTTGGGAATGGAATACTACATATCAAGGTAGACGCTATACAGTTTTGATTACTGAAGATGGTGGTAAAATGATTAAGTGTGACTTGCATTCTGATTTGTTTAAGTCGGATAAGTGGCAATTCTTTACAGCAGCTGCATATCCTGACCTCACAGAATTTTGGACTCCATCACCTCTTGATGGTGTGCGTGAAGCTATTATGGCTAAGTCTACAGCAATCAACCAGATGCTTGACAATGGTGAATCAATCAATCGTCCAATGAAAGCTTTTGATGTTGGAGCTATTAAAAATCCGGCACTTTTAAAATATCGTAAAGATGGTCTTATCCCAGTTAAATCTGGAACTAAAATTTCTGATGCTGTACAGTTTATGCCAACTGCTGCAATAACAACAGCGAGTGAACTCTACGACAAACTTTCTGAAATAACTAATGTAAACTCAGGAGTATCAGATGCTACTAAGGGACAGGCAACGGAAAGTGCTGTTGGAATTTACCAAGGTAATATGGCTGCTGAGCAGAATAGATTCTCACTTATTGGAGATTCTGAAGCTGATGCACAACAACGTTTTGCTGAACTTTATCTTGATGGACTTGATGAACACCTCACCACAAAAGTAGCAATTGAAATGATTGGTATTGAAGGAGTTGAATATGTTGAGGTAAATAAAAAAGATTTGAAGCGTAATCGTGATTTTGAAATAATGGTAGTTACTCCAAACAAGGAGGAACAGATGAACACGATTGAGAAACGTAACAAACTCACCTTCTTGTCTGGAAAAGCAAATGATGCATCTGGTATTTATAATAAAAAAGTTCTTGCTGAAATGGAAGCAGAAATTGCTGGATTTGACCAAGACGCAATCAAATATATGCTTGATACAAAGAATGATGGAAATTCAGAACTTATGGCAGAATGTGCTCGTGATATTAAAATGCTTCTACAAGGAAAAGATATTCCATTGAACGAAGAAGCAAACACAGCATATATGCAGAAATTCCGTGATTATATGAAGGATAACTCTGACTATATGATGAAACATCCAGAAACAAGAGATAGAATGATGAATTACCTTATGAATCTCACACCGATTGTTCTAAGTAATATGAATCAAACTGTAAATAAGCAACTCGCTTCTGAGGGTCTCCCATCATTACAAGGACAAGCAATGGGAATTGAGGCTGTTCCACAAGAAGGAGTGGAGGGTGCACCACAACCAGCCGTGAGTAAAGCAAACGAACAGGCTACGATTCAGAATTATGGAAAAACATAGGTCGAATAATTATAATTAATTAATATATACAAATGGCAAAGAAAAAAGAAGAAGTTAAGAATGAAGTTGAAACTGAAGTTGTTGTAGAAGAAACCGTGAAAAAAGAAAAAGTAGATGCTAAATTTATTTTTCCTGTAGTTAATTCTACTGGTCAAATTGTTAGAACATATACTGTTGAAATTCATGGTGAAGATGCAGGTAAACTTGCTAACCAGTTTGCAACAAAGATAAAAGGTGAAGTTCTCTAGTTTTTTATTAACGGTAATAAGATATAAATATTTATGAGTGAAATTACAAATGAAGTTAAAGTTGTTCCAGTTTACGAGTTTGCTCCAGAACAGGAGAATGTAGAACCAATTAAACGTAAAATCCGAAAGACAATGGAGGTTACAGAAGAATTTTCTGCATGGGATGTTTTGCAGTACATGGCTAATATGGACAAGCAAATTAATACTAAGCAAGCTGAACTTGATGGTCTTAAAAACATGAAAGAACAGTTTTTGAAAGAGATGGTTCATGTTGAAGAGCAGACAGGTGTTACTGCACTTCAAGAAGAGTATCAAGAGAAAGTAGCTAACGATATTGGAAAAGAAATCCCAACAGATGTTTCTGATGAAGTATCAAATGGCGAAAAAGACGTATAAAAGTATTAAAAAATCAATCCCAAAAATTGAGGAATCTGAAGGTGCTGAAAAAGTTGAAGTATTATCTGATGAATTAGACCGTATACTTTCAATTAAAACACTATTTCAATCTGAAGGTGGGAAAGAATTAATTACTGTTTTAAGAAACAATTGTGCTAACGCAATTAAAAAGGCTGTGTTAGCTGCAAAAACCGGAGAGAATAATATTCCATTTTTACTTGATTACTCTGCAAATATGGACCTATTATCAACACTCCAAGATATTTCAATTGAAGATGAATTACGTATTCAACTTGATGAAGCTGTAAAAGAAGCAATGAATATCAGGAACTAACCTACTTGGGTAGTTCTTAGGGTTTACAAATCTGTTACCGTTAGCAGAGACTGTAAACCCCAAGAGCTACCAAATTAGGTGTTCTATAATTTGTGTGGTATAATTATTATTACAAATGTCGGAGGACTATAAACTTTTTCCAGTGAAGTATAGCTGGGGCGAAAGCCGAAACAATCTAGTAGGGCAACTACTCAAAAATGTTTAAACTATGGATGAAACCACAGTAAATCCAGAAGCGGATAAAATCGCTCCAGAAGGTTCGGTAGAAGCTGAAATCGCTAAGGTAGCTCCTGAAGCGAAGAAAGATTCTCCAACAGTGCCTCTAAGTGTATTTTTAGATTTAAAAAACGAGCTTAAAGAAGCAAAACAGGCTATTAAAGAATCAAGTGGTTCAAAGAAACCTGAAGTAACAATTGAAGCCGTTAAAGATTTGGCTAAAAAGTATCCAGATGTTGAAAAAGACTTCATTGAAGAACTACTTTCAATATCAGTTACTGAAGCTGAAAAAAGAATCGAACAAAAATATACTCCGCTCTTAACAAAACAAGATGAGAGGGAAAAAGCTATAGCATTTAATACTGCTTTCGATAATGTTTTCAACAAGGCTTTGAAGGATAATCCTGATTTGCCTACTGATAAGATTGATAAAGAAGTCATTAAAGCTCTTGCTACAACACCTGCTTATCAAAAAACTCCTATTGCTGACATCATTGTTAAACTTTATGGCAACCAAGTTGCAGGTAGAGAAACAACTGAGAACAATACTAGGGGTGGTGCTGACCGTGAAATTGAAACTGTAGACTTAAATAGACCTTTGACTCGTGAACAAGAAGATGCTGTGCTAGCTGACCCAGTCGCTCGCAAAAAGTACTTTGATGCTCTAGACAAGACTAACTAACCTACAATCAAGGTGCGGTAAATCATAACGGATTTACTATTTAACTTTATTAAAAATGGCTTTAACAGACTTTAAAAAGACATATATCATGCGTTACGAGGACATCCTCAGTAAGGTTATGGTTGGTCTTAAAATCGCAAGTACACGTTTTGAATCAGACATGAAGTACGGTGATACCGTTACTCGTTTCGTTCTTAACCTCTCTGCGGTTCGTGTTCGTTCTTTCTCTAATCTTACTAACCAGACAGTTGACCCACTCACAGACTCTACGGAGAACATGACAGTTAACGTTCAAGTTGGTGCAGTGTTCCCTATTGCTCGTCTCGAAAAGATTCAAGCTGGTCCTCTCAACCCTGCTATGGTTGCTGGTAAGGAAATTGCTATCAAGGTTGCTAACTTCCTTGACGCAGAAATCCTTTATCGTACAACTTCAGCTTGGGCTGCTTTTGACACAGGTAACTTGACAACTGCTGCTGCAAACGGAACTGCAATCACTCTTTCAAGTACAACTGTACCTCAGATGGTTGCTCAGTCTTATGCTAAATTGTTCTCAAACAACGTAGCAATGACTAACCTTTGTTGGGTTCTTGACCCGTTCTCAGTTTCTCAAATCGCTCAGTACCCTATTGGTAAGGACATCACGTCTAACAATACAGTATTCATGAACGGTTTCACAGGAAATCTTTTCGGTGCAGAAGTTTACACTTCAAACAACCTTACCGGTGAAGCAGTTCTATCTATGGCTACACAGCCTACTGATGGAGACACTGTAGCTATCGGTGGTATCACATTCACATTCAAGACAACTCTTGGCTCGACAGCTGGAAACGTTTTGATTGGTGGTTCTGCTGACGTAGCTCGTGCTAACCTCGTTGCACTTCTTAATGCACCTGGTACTACAACTGCAAACGGTGTTGCATTGTCATCTGCTGACCAAATTACTCTCCAGGATGTTCTTGGAATTGGTACTGGTTCAGGTCACGCTGTAGCTGCTGTTAACGATAACTCAGCAAACACTGCTACTATCTACGCTGTTGGTTCTAGTCGCTTGACTCTCTCTGAGACTTTCACTGACGGAACTGACACATGGACTTCTAACTTTGTTCACTGTTACTACGGTATGAAGGGTGCTATTGATGTCGCTGTACAAGACCAACCTACGGTTGAAATGCGTGACGAGCCTCAGCAACTTACAACTAATATCTTCAACAACGTTGTTGCTGCTATTAAGGTATTCGCTGATGGTTCACAAAAGTTCCTTGACGTTAAGATTAAGAACGCCTAGCTGAATCCCCTCCTCGTGGGGGGAATTGAGGGCTGTGGTCGGTCAGCTTTCAATTTTCTCCATAAGGAAATTACTAACTAACTAAAATTCAACTATGATTTCTATCTCAGGAACAACTCTTAAAATGGACTTAGGTACACAGACCCCAACAGGTCTTTATACTTACGGTACTATTGACGCATCAAATTCTGGTGCTGCTATCCCAACAACGGCA